AATTTGTAAATTGTAAATTTTACCCCGTGTCCCCCGTCCGCCACACCTGACTCCAGATCACCCGCCCGCTGTCCGTATCCATCCCCACCGCCATCTCGTTCACCCGCATCAACGGCTTGATCGCCAGCCCCAGATTGTTCCCCCGTAGCACCCCCGCCACGTCGTCTAAAATTTCGTAAATTCCCCCCGGCTCCACCATCGCCGTTTCATAATTCCGCAGCCGGTTATGAATCACCCACACCGCAAACCGCAGCTCGCCGTTTTCGATCGTCCCAAATTCATTGGCCGGATCATAGAGGCCCTCCTCATAAAATACCGCCACCGCCGGCAACTGCACAGTGGCTACCCACGCATCCAGGGCTTCTACCGTCCCCTCAAACCGCTGCACATAGAAATCGTCGCCCTTCACCGCCAAGGCCGTCAGCATCGCATCTTCTATCGTCTTCGGTGTCATCGGAGTTTTGAGTTTGTAAATTGTAAATTTTCTTCATCGGCCAGCTACGAACCGCTCCACCCGTTCCTTCATCACCTGCAGGTCACTCGCCGGCGGCTCCATAAACGGCCGCGCCGGAATCCGCACGCTCTTCAGCAACACAAACAAAGCGATCGGCTCCCCCTGTTCCTGCTTCAACATAATCACCGGCGCCTTCCCGTCCCGCTTCAACAGAAAGGTCTGCTTGCGATCAAAATCACCGGCTCGTTTTCCTTCCGCTAACGGACTGAGCGGCACCGTCAACGCCTTCGCCCGCTTCGGCAAAATCACGCCTCCAAATTCATGGATCCGCGCATAGGGATTGTTCGTGAACACCGTCGCTTCTTTTCCCGTATGCCGCCTACTGATCGAATTCAGCAGCAGCCCCCGCCGGATCAGCGTCTTCCGCCCCTCCTGCATTCCCCATCGCGAGACCTGCCACTTCAGCGGCCGTCCCCCTGCCCGAAAATTCTTCCGCACCGACCGCTCCAAATCACTGGCCAGCGCCGTGAACAACGGCTCCGGATTCACGACCGGCCTCGTCGCGTCCCGCAACGCCCGCAACACCGTCTCCGGCTTACACTGCAAAATAATCATGCAAGCCTATCATAGGGGCCGACTGCGGCGCCCGCGCCTGTCATCCTGGACACCGGTCTTCCGGGCGTTCAGGATCTCTACTGTAAATTGGAGTTTGTAAATTGTAATTTTCTGCATCACAGCATCCCACTCAAATTCTCCCGCGTCATCACCCGCGCCTCCGCGAAACTCTCCACCTCCCGCGTGGCATTGCTCGCCGGCACCGGTTCCAATCCCAAATCCACCACGCCTTTCGAGCAATCCTTCAACCAGGTAATCGTATCATCCCGGTCCTTCCGCACCCGCTCCGGCATCGTACTCCGCCGCTGGTGGCCGTAGTAGATCACCAGATCAATGCACCGCTCCTTGATCGCTTCCGGGATCGTCGTGAACGGCACCGTGTACCGCCGCCGCAGATACCCGTCAATATCCCGGCTCGCCCGCTCCGCAATCGGCCCGAAAATCAACTGATCCACCGCCGCCGGTTCCACCCCGGAGGGCGTCGGCTTGTCCGCAAACAATCGGATCAACTCCGTCACCGGCATCCGCACCTTGCACTCATCGCTCGTCACATACGCCGCCATGTGTTCCTATCTCCCCCCGTGTACGGGGGGACTAAGGGGGGTTCCGGTCTCCCTCCACGGTGTGGGGGGACTAAGGGGGGTCTGCATTGGAGTTTGTAAATTTTCACTTCGTTGTGAGCTTCTCGATCAGCTCCGCCTTCGATCCGTCCGCCGGTATCCCGCGGTCCCGGCAAGCCTGCACCAACTCCTTGTGGCTCAGCCCCGCATAATCCGTCTTCTCTCCCTCCTCTGAGGTCGTGTCATCCTGAACCTCAGTCTTCTGAGTGTTCAGCGTTTCGGCAAGCTCCGCGGCGGCACTTGTCTCCAAGTGCCCCTCTCCATTGGAATTTGGAGTTTGTAAATTGGAGTTTTCGTCCTCAACCTCAATCACCCGCGCCGCAATCGGCACGCCCTTGCCTGTGCCGGTCGGATCCCACTGAATCACCTCCAGCATCTGCTCCGTCACCTCGCCCCGCTCAATCCCCGGATAATTCTGCATCAGCGTTTCAGCAGTTTGTCCCGCGATCAGCAAATAGCTCTTGCCCGCCGGATGGGTGATATACCGCCCATCCGTGTACTTCCCGCGAATATACTCCTTCGCGGAGCACAGGCACTCAATCAATCGTATCGTCATGCTTTCCTTTCTCCTCTCCCCCCGTGTACGGGGGGACAAAGGGGGATTCTTCGCGGCGGCAGGTGTCTCCACCTGCCCCGCTACTGAATTGTAAATTTGAGTTTGTAAATTCCGTCCGCGGCTACAGGCCCGTGCCAGTACAGCCATACGCCAACGGCCACAGCGTGAACGTCACCGCCCCGCGCATCTCCACCCCGAAGCCGATCTCGCGGTCCGTCCACTGCCGCAGATCCTGACCGGTCACCCCGCCGCTGATCGAATCCCCGGCGCTCATCGCCGTGCAGCTCAGTTCCGGAGCCTTGCGGTTCTGGTACATAAACGGCGTCAACACACCGCCCCGCGGCTTGGCCAGCAGCACCCAGTACTCCGCGTACGTGTCCGTGAAATACGGATTGCAGCGCGGCTTCACCCGGCCCTTCAAGGCATTGTCCTCGCCCGCGCCGCCCGGCTTGTACTGATTGTTGAAATAATCCTTTGCGGTTTCAATGTACTTCGGTCCCACGTGCACCTCATACACTTCCAGGTCCAGCGGATTACCGCCCGCCCCCTTCAGCGTCAAAAACGTCACCAGCGCCGTCCGCAAATTGTCGTACGTGAAGGGCAGCGTGGACACATTGCTCACCGTGGTTCCGTCATCGGCCAGCGCCGGATGGTCGCTGTCGAAGAAATACTGCCCGTCGAAACAGGCCGTGTTGAAACCGGCAATCTCCAACTGAAACAACAGCTGCTCCGGATACAGCATCGCTCCGTTCAGCAGCGAGGTCGTCAGTCCCGGCAGCATTCCTAAGTTGTCATCCTCGATATCGTTCTTGTCCAGCGCAAAACTGCCCTCATAGTTCTTGTTCGGCACCAGCCATTTCTGCGCCTTCACGTTCCCTTCCTTGCGCGGTCCCACCCATTCCCGGATCTGCACCAACAGATCCCACCACTTGTAGTCGTTGCCCGCCGACGTGCTCGGAGCCTCGTAGGCCCATTCCGTCCACGTGGCTTTCACCGCCGCCAATGCCCCTTGCCACACCGTCACGACCGTGTTAATCACCGCCGCCAGTGCATCCTTATTGATCAGCATCGCTGCTCTCCTTTTGAGTTTTCAGTTTTCATTCTTCTGTCGGGGCCGACTGCGTCGCCCGCTTTCAAGTTTCAGGTTTCAGGTTTCAGGTTTCAGGTTTTCTTGTCATCCTTCATCCTTCCGCCTTCATCCTTCTCTACGACGTCGCCGCCGCTCCGTCCACCGCCGCGTCAATCTCGACCCACACATAGCCGCTGCTGGGAATCTTCACCAGCCGGCCCGCGATCAGACTGTGAGTCGTGGCCGCAATCGAGAGCGTGTGATTATCATACACATAGAGCGGCTTGCCGATATCCGTTACCGCCACCGTGCCATTCGAGGGATACTCGTAGATCCCCCGCCGGTGCACGCGCACATTGATCGCATTCACCAGCCCGCTGCTGTTGTCCGCCATCCCACAACTCACGCCGGCAAAAACCAGCGCCGCCGCATCGCTCGCATTCACCGCCGCCGGCGTCGCGTTCCGTGCCACCAAGACACCCGCCGGTATTTTCTCGGAGGCCTTCACCCCCCATTCGCCGATATCCCCAATATACTTGGGAATGTTCTGATCAACTGTCACTGCACTCATCGTGTGCTCCTTATCTGTTTAGCTCTTGTTTTTCGTCCGGTCTCCCTCCACTTCAGTGGGGGGATTAAGGGGGGCTCTTGTTCTGTCATCCTGGACACCCGCGTCCTCGCGGGGCGTTCAGGATCTCTACTTCAGCGTTTCAGCGTTTCAGCCTTTCAGCGTTTCGCCTTGCCGCGTCTTCGCAATCAGCTTCGCATCCACCTTCGTCATCCGTGCCACCTGCAGCTCCTCCGCCGTCGGCTCCGCCTCACCGCCGCCCGGACTCAACGGCCCAGGCTTCAACGAATCCAGCGGCACCTTCGGCTTGGCGCTGGCCATCAGCTTCTCGAATTCCACCGGAGCCCGCTCCGCAAATTCGTTGGCCCACGGCAGATCCGCCGCCACCAATTTCCCTTCGCTCTGCAGCTTAGCCACCAGGGCTGCCGCCGTGGCCTTCCGCTCCTTCGTCTCCAGCTCCTGCACCCGCTTGGCCAGCTCACTCTCGCTCGCCCCCCGCGCCTTGATTGCGGCCAGCAGCTCCGCTTCCGTCGCGCCGCTCGTCACCCGCAATTCATTCCGCACCGCCGCCAGCAAAGTTTCGTTCCCCTTCGCCGTGGCCAGCAGGGTTTCGTTTCCGCCGCCCTGTTTCGCCGCCGCGATCAGCAGCTTGAGTTTCTCGATCGGCGACTTGCCCTTCAGACTCGCGGCCAACGGCGCCGCTGTACCTTCCACCTCTTTCTCTACCTGATTCAGGGCATCCCATAGCGAGGATACCGCCGAATACACTGCCTCGGTCGTGGCATCCGCCACCAAACCTAACAGCTCTCGTAATTTTGTGACTAAATCCATCTTTGCTCCTTTTAAGCTTGCTGCTATGAGTTCCTGCATTTCTTCAAAATAGGGAACATTGGTCAGGGCTGCACTCGACAGCATCCAACCTACGTTCTTGCCGGTCTTGGGATTAACCCACTGCCGGTTCCAGGCCGGCGACACATACCGGTATTCCCCCGCCTCGATCATCTTCTTGGCCTCTGCCGTCCAGCTCACCCGCACCCACAATCCGTCCGCCCGCAGATCGTACTCTTCAACCCAGCCACTGGCCGGAGCCTGCACTGCCTCATATTCTGTCTGGTGCTCGTAATCAAACGGCACTTTCGTCTCCCGCAGACTTGCGTTCGCCACCAATTCCGCCAGCTTCTCCGCCGTGATATCCAGACTCCCCCGCCCGCTCGGGGCAATCTCCCAATGGCCGATGGGAAACAATTGGATCCATTCCGGAGCAACCCCGTTCAGGTCCACTGCCTTTCCCAGCAGCAGCCCCTTTTCCGTAAATAATTTAATCAGTTGCTTCTTCATTCTGTCATCCTGGACACCCGCGTCTTCGCGGGGCGTTCAGGATCTCTACTTCTTTCAGCGTTTCAGATTTTCAGCGTTTCAGCGTTTGTATAAGAGCATCCCTTTGCGGAACTCATTCCCATTCCCCACCACCGTCCGCGCACTCTGCACCTCCCCCCACACCGTTACCACCAACGTCTTGATCGTTTCCCCTCCGTTTACGGGGGGGTTAGGGGGGGTTAAAAATCGCTGCAGGTAGGTCAGCTCCTTCCCCGGCCATCCCCACACCTCCGCCGGTCCTTGCAGCGTCGCCGCAATCAACTCCGCATCCGCCTGAATCACCGCCTCCGCCGCAATCGTCCGCACCAACCCCGTATAATCCACAAACTGTTCCCCTCCACGAATAGTGGGGGGGTTAGGGGGGGTTGTCCTTTGTAAATTGTAAATTGGAATTTCAGCGCCAATCCCATAATCCGCCGGCAACTTCTCCCCGATCTTATAGAGCCGCAGCATCGCCGTCAACACTTCGCTCGACCGTGCCGCGTTCTGCCCAAACCCCGCATCCGGCTGCTCTGTGGGAGGCAGCGTTTCAGCTTTCAGTTTTTCAGCGTTTAGACTTTGCGCATCATGCTCCACCACCGAGCACCGGCAGTTGAATCCATTCGGGGGGTAGATCGTATCCCACACCGGATTGTCCTTCCGCCACACTCGCCCATCCAGCGCTGCGTGCGCCGGTCTGACAAAATCATCCCCCACCGTCACATATTCCCAATACGGCAATACGTCTATCGCATCTATCCCCTCGTAATACTTCCCCGCATTATAAGCCGTCTGCAAATTGGTTTGGAACACCGTCTGCAAATGCGCATCCGTGATCGTCTCATCCAAAAACCCGCGCGCGCTGCTCCGGAAGTCCGCCCACGTTCCCCCGCCCTGCAGCACCTTTTCCAATTCCGCCCTCAAAGCATCGAGGATCCCCTGATCCTCCACGTGCGCCATCGTGAAGGCTCGCAACCGGAAAAAATCCACCTCCGCCAAATTCCCCGCATACTCCCCCACCACCGAGGCCGTCATCCGGTCTCCCCCACGGTAGCGCCGCACGGCCGTGCGCTCTTGTCTGTCATCCTGGACACCGGTCCGAAAAATCTTATCATCCTGGACACCGGTCTTCCGGGCGTTCAGGATCTCTCCTCGGTTTCCCGCCTTCAGCGTTTTAGAGTTTCTGCGTTTCTGCGTTTCTCTTCGGCCTGCTTGGGCTGCGAGCACCATCCCCTCCGTCAACCCATTCCCCAACTGCCCCAAAAAATCTAAGGGCAATATCCGCTGGTCAAAGAACTCCGCGCTTGTAAATTGTAAATTTGAGTTTGTAAATTCGGCGCCTAACTCATCAATCCGCTGCTGATACACCTCCGCCGCCGCCCCCACACTCTCCTCGATCAACCCCTCCGTCGTCACCTGCCCCGGCAATAGCTTTGCTGCCAAGGATGAAGGATGAACGATGAACGATGAATTGTCATCCTGGACACCGGTCAAAGAAGTCTTGTCATCCTGGACACCGGTCAAAGAAGTCTTGTCATCCTGGACACCGGTCTTCCGGGCGTTCAGGATCTCTACTTCATCCTGAGACTTTTTTTTTTGAAGCTCGCCGCCAGACTGGGATTTGTAAATGGCAAATTGGGATTTGGGGCCTCCAGCAGCGTCTCCTCTTCCCCCGGAATCTGCCGTCCGTACTGCTCGGCCATATCCTCCAGTGAAAACGGAAACCCCATCCGCTGCAGCCGCTCATCCATCTCCAGCCGCTTGGCCAGATCCTCCGCCGGACTGCTGATCAATTCAAATCGCGGATAGCCGGCCTGCTCCCCGAAATTGAACAGGCAGTACGGCACTATCAACTGCTCCGTCACGATTTCGCTGATCGCCGCCGCATCTGCCTCCACCAATTCCTGCCGCACCTCATTGTGCACTTCCCCCAGTGCCAGACTTCCACTCCCTTGATCGCTCCCGCTGCTCGTCAGCACCTGCCCCAAAATTCCAATCGCCAAATCCTTGTACAGCACGTCAATGAACACCGAGAATACGTCCCGCCCCGAGTTCTTCTGGCTCTCGATAATCTGGATTTCCATATCCCGGCTGATCACGGCTCCGGCATCCGCGCCCAGCCCCTGCACTGCTAACTTCAGTTTGCGAATATCCTCATCCGGCATCCCCGCATCATACTTGCCGATCCGCCACGGAATTCCGTACAGCTCGCAGAACACACTCCAGTTAATCAGCAGATGGCTCGCGATCAGCCACCGCCCGGCCAACCCCTTCACCAATCCGCCCTCGGCCAATGGTGCCAATCCCTTTTCGCTGGAAAACCGGATCACGAATTTCAAGGGATCCACCGGCTGCCCCAATGGCTGCGCGGCTTCCGTGATCAACCGCACCTGCTCCCCGCTGCTCTGAAAATCGAAGGTAAATTCCGTCCCCAGCCGGGGGATCAGGGCTGCCACTTCCGTCCGCTTGCCCACATTCTGCC